ATGCGAATGTAAGAGTATCCGGATGAATTATATATTAAAGAGTATCCTGTAATATAATAATTAATGAGTATCCAATAATTTTCTTGGTTTGTTTATAGAATTTTATTGATTGTTTTTGAGAAAGTTTTTATTTATTATTGATTGTTTTTGAGAAATTATTTTATAATTTATTTGATTGTTTTTGAGAAATAAATTTCAAATTTCATTTATGTGAATTTATCACCCAAAATAAATTAATTTTATTTAGTTTTTAACATCATCGGAATAGAAAACTATTCTAAATATTAATTGATGCCATGCTAATCACTATGTGTATGTTAGATATGTATTATGACACGTAAATTAGTAATCAAGAATGTGGAAAGTTCTTGTAGGATCTAAAATTTATGATTTTCCAAAATCGCTTTTGGACTTTTCCATGGTTTAAGTATTAAACTCAGGAAACGGCTTTGGCTCCCCGTAAATGGGTCACGTTTTTATTCATCGTAATTGAATACTTTGAGGTATGTTCTTTTGATTATTAAAAGAAAGATAAGTCCGTGGACTCTTCATCGTAGATATAATTCAATAAGGCGAAACGAAAGGATTGATGTAGGTTGATTAAATTCCCAATCTGATCCCTAGGAGTAACCGATTAAAATATAAATATGTACAATTTAAAACTAGCTTCGGAAAATGAGAATCAAACTCTAAATAATAGTGTAACCATTGACAACTTTGCAAATAAAATTGATAATGATATTGCCATTACAAGTTTTAATGGTGTATGGATGTTTTCACCAAATTGCCATACAACAATAGATTTTGTAATGAATGTTTTTAAAAATATGATAGATGAAGATGATGATGATTTTATTTTACCAAGTTTTGATGAATCTTTTGATTTTGTTAATACTTGTAAATTTATTTCATCGATTATGTGGGATGGTGTAAATTCATCAATGTGGATTTTACCAATACAATATATGACTATATTTAGGCATATAGATTCGTTTAGTGAATCTAACTTTTTGTTGCGTATTTTATTGTTATCTGGAGATGTAGAAATGAATCCAGGCCCAGTTCAAAATGTTGAACTTAAATTGCGCAAAAGAATTGAAGCTTTGGAACGTTCACGTGAACGTCAAATTCAAAAAAATAAAACTTTGGTTAAGAAATTACGACAATCAAACAAACAAAACAAATTTAAATTTCAAATGGATAATTTAGTTACGGCGGCTAGAGATATTTCAAAATCATTGAATACTCCTGCAACGTATAGAATGGCTGGGTATGCTGCTGCTAACTTTATTTTGCCTGGTTCTGGATCATCTGCAGCTATGACTGTCGAGGGTTCGAAAATTTTAAATAAAATAAATTCGGTTAGTGAATCTGTGTCCAATCTTGCGCGTGATTGTGCAAATGAAATACCAAAGGCATTTGCAAAACATTCTGTTTTGACAGATACAGCAACTATTGCATTGGAGGCAATAAATAAGGTTACGGAAAAAATAACGCGTGATGATGGAATTTTGTCCAAATTGGAGAACTTTATTGGTGGTGTGACATCTGGTGTATCATCAACATCACTGTTAATTAGTATTTTGGTTATTTTGATTTGTATATCTATGGATGTCAAAATTTCATGTTCTATTATCGTGATGGTTTTGATATACTTTAAATGGCCACAATCGGTAATGGAAAAAGTTAAACAAATACTTTATGGTTTTAAGTGGCAAATGGATATTGATACCAATGCTTTTTCAATGGTTGGTCAAATTTTATTTACATTGCTTGCTTTCTTTGGTGTTTCTAAAATACCATCGGAAAGATTTTATGATAATATTATCAAGCGATTAGATAGTGTGCCGAAGGCTTTTTCTGGAACCGCTAAAATTTGGGATGCTGCTGGAAAGACTTTTGATTTTGTTCGTGACGAATTTAAATGTTTCTTTTTGGGAACAACTCGTGAGGAATTATATCATGAATATGGAATAGCAGGTGAAATAGCTCATTGGGTAGAACGTGTTAAATTTTATACTTCTGCTGAAATGAAAAATAAATTGGCCAAGGATGATGCAAGTGTACAAGAAGTTGAACAATTGTATACACAAATGTATCGATGGAAACATACAACTAGTGTGTGGAAATCTTTGCATATTGATTGTCAAAGAATTTTATCATCATTAACACCTGTTGTCAATGATTTGTATAAATTTGCTTGCAGAAGTACTGTTCATGAAGGTGGACCGAGAAATAAACCACTTGGTGTTTTGATATCAGGAGATTCTGGTAGTGGAAAAACGGAATTACTTGTGCCATTGTATACAACTTTATTGGCACATCGTAACCAACTTTATTGTAAAAATATTAATAATGAGGTATATATTCGAAATTATGAAACTGAATATTGGGATGGTTATGTTGGACAGAAGGTTTGTATTTTTGATGATGCATTTCAAATGAAAGATACACCGGGAAATCCATCACCTGAATTTATGGAATCGATTCGTCTTTTGAATTCGGCACCGGCACATGTTCATTGTGCTGATCTGAATGATAAGGGTCGTTTTTTTTCCTCAGAAATTTGTATTTATACTACAAATTTAAATAGAGAATTTTCAAAATTTATAACATCTGTCAATTGTCCAGAAGCAGCTATTCGTAGATTAAATATGTGTGCATATCGCATACGTGTTGCTGCTGGTTATGGAAAGGAAGTTACAGTTAATGGTACTAAGCATACTCGTTTGGATATTAAAAAAATACGTGATTGTGAGAAGTGTTTGGAATTTAAAAAGATTAACAACATACAATCTTTAGCATTTTGTGCTCATGCACAAGAATTTGAACCATATGATATGTTTACTGATCAACAAATTGGAGATGTTTTATCTTATGGTGAACTTGTTGTACATTTGAAACGGGAAGATGATAAGTCACAACTTGCAGAGGGTGGACGTAGAGAATTAAGTGATTTATTGGCGGCCAATCCAAATATTTTTGATTTTAAACCACAGAATGCTGATGATGCTTATGAGGATGCTGTAGAGACTTTTGGTGCAATAGATTTGAACGTACCAACTGATATTGTTGCATATCAAACGCTTGTAACTTATTTATTACATTTGAATGATACAAATCCAAATGAGGATCAAATTTTGGCCGATTTGGCATTACATCCACAATTATTTTCAACATATCAGCGACGACTTCATTATGGAATTAGAAATGTAAATTCTAGCAATAATTCACTAATATTGGCACTTGAGGCGGCTGGAATACATTATAATTATGATAATGATGTTTGGTATACTCAGCGAAATATGAGACAACACTTTAATACGGTGATGATAACATTTAATAATTATATATCACAATTACATAATAAAATTTCACAAATTTGGAATGGTTGTAGTATAGGAGAAATTTGTGGATTTATAAGTTTGGCAATTGGTATTTTTGGTTTAATTGGTTTTGTTTATACTTCTTTTTCGAAGGATAAGATTGAAGATTTTAAATCTGAAAATTCATCTGCACCGGTACAACCAAAAACACAAAATACTTTTGTTGTTGAGAATTCATCTGCACCATTACAACCAAAAACACAAAATACTTTTAAAGTTGAAAATTCATCTGCTCCATTACAACCACGTACAATTGCTTCATTTAAGACTGAGGTTTATCAGGATCGTGGTTGTCAAATGCTTGAGAGTGCAATTGTGCGTAAATCTTTATATGCTTTACATTCGGAGACAACTGTATTTGGAAATGTCATTTTTATTCGTGGTACAACATTTTTAATGAATTATCATTTTATTGAAATGTTGCGTTTAAGAAAAGATCCAAAAATGAAATTATTCTGTACTAATGCTGCTCGGGTTCAAATAGAATTTGATTTAAATTATTTATTGAATAATTTTGTACGTTTAACTAAGAGCGGAAGGGAAACTGATTCCGTTCTTGTTTCATTGGATCCTGTGCGAAATAAAGTACATATACATCCAGATATAACTAAACATTTTATACGTATGGAAGATCTTTCATTATTATCTGGTGTTTATAATGCTCAATTACCATCTTATGCTGGTAGAAATGTAGATTTCTTGTATCCAAATTTAAGATCTATTACTGATGTTCAAATGTCGAACAATGAATATCGAATTTCAGATGCTGGTTTTCAATTTATTGTAAATCAAAGTTGGAGTTATTTTGGTTCAACAACTGATGGTGATTGTGGTGGACCAGTTATACTTAATAATGATTATGCTTCACATAAAATAGTTGGAATCCATATGGCGGCACGACAACAGGGCAATGGTTCACAGGGTTTGGCACAAACAATAACACAAGAGATGCTCAATGAAGCATTTAAAATGTTACCACATAAATATCAATGTTATTCGGAAATAGATATTCCAATGACAGAGATAGATATGGATGCAAGTATTCAGGGAAGTGTTCCATTGGATGCTGGTTTAATGATACATGGTGTCACAGATAAAATGTCCAAATCTGGTGACAAAACAAAAATTATGCCTTCTGTGTTATATGATATACGTGAACCAAAAACTAAACCAGCACAATTGCGTGCTAATTCGGAACACAATCCAATGTATAAGGGATTGTTGAAATTTGGTAAAAATGTTCCAAAATTAAATTATGATATGGTTGAGGCGTGTATAAATGATGTTTCAAATAATATGTTTATTAACAATTCACATCGAATATTGGCGGATTATCAACGTGTTTTAACTTATCGAGAAGCTTTGTGTGGTGTTGAAAATGATGAATTTTTAGCACCAATTAATAGAACAACATCGATGGGCTATCCATATACTGTAGATTATGTGAATTTGCGTGGTAAACGTGATGCTTTTGGTGATGATGAATGGACTTTTGATACACCACTTGCATTAGAGGTAGAGCGAAGGGTTAATATATTAAAATTGGATTGTTTGGCTGGAATTCAACGTGGTGTGTATTGGAGTGATACTTTAAAAGATGAGCGAAGACCAATTGAGAAGGTGAATGCTGGTAAAACGCGAGTTTTTTGTGGTGGCCCAGTACATTTTACATTGTTATTTAGACAATATTTTCTTGGTTTCGCTGCGTGGATAATGCACAATAGAAATGCAAATGAAGTTGCTACTGGTACAAATGTTTATTCACATGATTGGAATGAAATAGTAAGTAAGTTGGCGAGTCGTGGTTCAATTTTGTGTAACCACAAAATGATGCTTCGTGTGATTGCTGGTGATTTCGGAAATTTTGATGGTTCATTAAATTCACAAATTTTGTGGGCAATACTTGATCTTATTAATGATTGGTATGATGATGGAGAAGAAAATGCTCGTGTACGCTACGGTTTGTGGTTACACATTGTTCATGCTATACATATAAATGGTAATGTAATATATCAATCAACGCATTCACAACCATCTGGATGTCCAATTACGGCCATATTAAATTCTATTTATAATTCTATTATTGTTAGAATGGTGTACTTAACCTGTGCAGTCTGGAGAAGAAATTCAACTGGAGAGGATTATGTTTCTATGAAAAAATTTAATGAATTTGTCGCTATGGTTTCATATGGTGATGATAACTTGATTGCTGTTTCGGATTCTATTTTGGAATGGTTTAATCAAGTTGTTGTTACGGAAGCATTTACTTTACTTGGACACGAATATACTGATGAATCAAAATCTGGTAGAATAGTACCAATTCGTGATATATCAGAAGTGGCTTTTCTTAAGCGAAAATTTGTTTGGGATGATTCGGCTAATCGTTATGTTGCTCCATTAGATTTAGATACTATAATGGAGATAGTGCAGTGGACTAAACGTGGTCTTTCCGCTGATGCAATAACTTTGGCCAATATAGATGTAACTATGCGTGAATTGTCTTTACATACACGCGAGGTATTTGACGAAAATTCCAAACTTATTAGGGATGCTTGTCGGAGTGTTGGTATATCATACAAGTTTTTATCTTATTACGAGTATCGTGATAATGTACTGGCAATACCTTTTTTGGCTGAAATGAATAGTGGTGAAACTTATACTATTAAGTATGATCCAAAAATAT